TTACTACATCGAAGAAGAATATACGCCAGTAGCTGGCCCATACGATTACCCCAAACAAAAGGACATGATGATCAGAGTTATCATAGACCTAGTTAGGGGAGAGATTGATTACAGGGTTGTGGAAAAATTTGTGACCAAGAAAATTGACGGAGTGGAAAGGGTGGTTCACGAGAAGATGATTGAACGGAGGGGGATGATCCTGCCAAAACGATGAAACACGACCCTGTAAATAGTCCAAGTCATTATACCAATTCTGCTTCTGGGATTGAGTTGGTGGATGTGATAGCACACCTAAATTATTGCCGATCCAATGCAATCAAATATATCTTTAGGGCTGGGTTCAAAGATCCTGCCAAGGAGATGGAGGATCTTAAAAAAGCCCAGTGGTGCATCAATAAGGAAATCGCCATGCTTGAGCAAGGCCGCATATTAAAACAACCATGACGCAAGAACAACAACTCGTTATAGGAATAGCCTGTTCTGTTCTATTTACCTACCTCATGCTATGCCAAAGGCGATAACATTTGAAAAAATAGGGGAGATTAATATATATGCAGACACATGGGAATTTGGCTGGGGCAATTGTGGAAAAGGAGACAATGGCACAAAAGCCATTGGCAAATGCTACCACAGACTCAAGAGAATTTGCATATCAAAAACCTTCCACAAGCATTGCTCCCTCATTGACGTATTATCGCATGAGGTGCTTCACGCCTACCTTCCCTACGCAAAAGAAGAAGTCGTTGAGCAATTCGGAAAGAATTTGGCTCATGCTGAAAGGAAACTGGCCTACAGCTTCTCTCCCAGACATGGAGGATGATAGCGAGTGGGACGAAGAAGAGGAAATATACAAATGACTATTAACGAAATATTCGACAAGTGGTACGATACGGAGGGAGTAAGATTCTATTCCCAAAATCACGGCAATGCCGATGGGCATTACGATTACATGAGGAAAGCCTATCTTGATGGGTTTTCTGACGGCCTTAAACTAGCTCAAAACATTATTGAATCAGATGATAAGGCTGAAGTTCTCTAATACTAGGGAAGCCCCGCATAAGGGATACACCTTTGTGGTGCCGGAAACTGGTTATAAAATAACCGAAAGGGCACTGGATGACCTCTACACTAAAATCTATGTCCATTACAAAAATAACGACATCCCATTGCCGGATGATTGGAAAGCTAGGGTGGAAGATTCAATTTGCAGATCCCTGCCAGATAGCTGGTGCTATTATGAGGATTCTGATGCCGTTGCCCCCAGACCCCCTGCCTTAACTACGGAATCAGTCATGAAGGGAATAGCCTCATTAGCATCTATCGTTAAAGAGGTGGTGAGCGGTGAGAGCATATATGTTAGCCAAGATGAAGCCGATGCTAGAGCCAGAATATGCTCCAGATGCAACCTAAATCAGAACCTTGGTGTGTGTATGGGGTGTGGTGCTATGAAGGCCGTAACAGATTTGGCCTCAAACATTAAGGGTGGACGGACAACGAAGTTAGATGCTAGGCTTCAAAACTGCTCTGTTTGTGGTTGCAGAAACGACACCATCGTGCATATAAGCAAAAAAGTGTTGCTTTCCGGCGAGAAAACAGAGACAACAGAGGCTCGACCATCTTGGTGTTGGGTTAAAAACGACAACCTAACTCAAGCCGAATCCCTACTTAAACTATGATTACATATATGCTCAACGATCCCGAAGTCGGGGAAGCTCCCCCGAACGAGAGGATCAGTGACGCAGGATCTGCAAGATCCATGCTTTACGAGCTTATTGATGACGATCAGATTGCCTCTTATAGACGATCACAAATACAAGGCATCATAGATGGAAACGCTCCTTACAACGAACAACAGCTTCGTGAAGTGGGTCAAGCAGACCGAATTAATGTTAATTGGGGTCATGCTGAATCAAAGGTGGAGTCTGCTGTTATCCCTTATTTCGATATTCTTACCTCTGTAGGCACCTACGCCACTATTAAGACCAAGCATGGCAAGGACATGGGTAAGAGGCAGGAGTGGAGCAACATCATCACTGAAGAGTTCCAGAGACTTCTAGCATCATCTAATCCAAACTTCCTAGCCCAGCATCAGATTTGTCATAAGGAGCTTGTCATTCACGGACAGGCTTGTATGTATTTCCCCGATCAAACCGATTGGAGAGCCAGAGCAATTGAACCTTGGAACCTTATTGTCCCCAGAGGGGTTAAGGTGGATTGGAACAACTGGGAGTTTTGTTATGTGTTGGACGATGTTTATTGCGAACAACTATATTCCTACATTAAGGATGAGGAAGCCGCCCAAAGAGGAGGCTGGGACGTAGAAGAATGTAGGCAAGCCATCATGGATGCTAGGGTGGACGAGCAGGATCAACGCCGTCCTTGGGAGTGGTATCAGAGAGAACTCAAGAACAACTCCCTCTACTACTCATACGCAAAGAGCAAGATTATCAAAGTTGCTCATATGTATGTGAGGGAATACGATGGACGCATCTCTCACTATATTTTTGACAGGCTTAACGGAACAGAGTGGCTATGTGCCAAGCGTGGACGCTATCAAGACTTCTCACAGGCATTCACTGTCTTCCTTAACGGAGTGGGGAATGGTTATTATCATGGCGTGAGAGGTTTGGGTCAGAAGATGTATAAGTGGGCCGAGGCCATGAACAGGGTTAATAACGCCCTCATGGAAGGAACCATCTTGGGTTCTTGCGTGATGTTCCAGCCCACGACACAGGGCGATGCAGAGAAGCTGAAGTCCGTGCAGATTGGGCCAATGCGAATCCTGCCAGCCGGACTTAACCCCACGCAGTTCTCTGTGGGGCCAAACCTTAATGCCGCCATGCAGACGGCTCAATTCTTCCAAGGTCAGCAGAGCGATGACATCGGTAGCTTTATGCCATCAGTGGCAGGAGGCGGTGGGCGAAAGAAGGGAAATAAGGAAGTCGAGATTGAGATTGGAGAGAAGAGCCGCTTAACCAACACTAGGGCTGAAATCTATCTCCAAGCTCTGGACATTCATTACGCAGAAGTTTATCGCCGTGCCGCTAACCCCAACCTCATTGAAGAGGATCATGGCGGTAGGGAAGCTCTGGCATTCCAGAGAGCTTGTATCGAAAGAGGCGTTCCTGCCATTGCAATGCTTGACATTGATTCCGTTAAGGCCACCAGATCCATCGGACAAGGTAGCTCTGCGGCTCGTATGCAAGCAATGGAGCTTATCTCCGAATACCTACCTCAACTGCCAGAGTCCAATCGGAAACGAGTAATTAACGCCAACATAGCGGCGATAGCGGGACAAACTGGAGTTGAAACTTTCGGAATCCCAGAAGAGACCAAGCCGGAGGGCTCCGATATTTCGATTGCCTCGCTTGAGAACAACGCCTTCCAAAGCGGTGGACAAGTGATGATCGACCCAGATCAGAACCACTTCACCCACTTAAAGGTGCATTTCCAGTTTGCCGGATCTATTGTGCAGGGAGTGCAGGATCAGAAGGTTGATCCTATTGCCGCTGATAAAACCCTACAGGGCATTATCCCCCATATGCTCACTCACCTCAAATACATGGAGGAAGATCCTACTCGTGAGGAGCAATACAACGAGATGAACGAGCAAGTGAGCGAACTCATGAAGATTGCCGATCAGCTTTCTCGCATGGCTCAAGACATTCAGAAGAAGCAGATGGAGGCACAACAACAGCAAGCTCAACAGGGTCAGCAAGATCCCAAGATGATGGCAGTGCAAGCCAAGATCCAACTGGATCAGATGAAGTTCCAGAACGATGCCCAGATCAAGCAAGCGAAGGCACAACACATGATGCAACTGCAAGACCAGAAGTCAGCACAACGCCTCATGGTTGATCGCATTAAGGTTGCACAAAAATATGGAGGAATACAGCCGTGAGTGAAGCATGGACAAGGAAAGAAGGTAAGAACCCAAAGGGAGGCTTAAATGCCAAGGGCAGAGCCTCCTATAACAAAGCACACGGAGGCAACTTAAAGGCCCCCGCACCGAACCCCAAAACCAGCAAGGATGCCGCAAGGAAGAAGTCCTTCTGTGCCCGAATGCAGGGATTAAAATCAAAGCTTACTAGCGAAGCAACCAAACGAGACCCTAACAGCAGAATTAACAAGTCCCTTCGGGCTTGGAAATGCCGTTAAAAACCCAATAAAAACAAATGAACACCTCCGCTCAAGATGCGGCTAGGGATGAAATGCGAGAGCAACTTGTTGCCCTCATCTATCACAAGTACGTCTATTTTAGGACGTTCTTTGGCAAGGAAGATCAAACAGCCCTCACCCTCAAGGGATTGATCCTAGACATTAGAGAGGATCAAGCAAAAGAACAGGAATCAAAGAATGAGCAAATGTTTAGTTATTGATCATGGAATCTTCACGGCCTTTGCAAAGAGGCTGGCTGAAGATCATGAGGTGTTTTACTTCGTGCCCTATGCTGATCGCTCATTCCCCATTCATGGCCCCGCCATGATTGGAGAGGGGATTGATGGAGTGCAAAGGGTGGAGGATATGTGGAGGTTGGTAGATGAGGTGGACTTTATCGTGTTCCCAGATGTGGGCTTCTATCAGCTACAGGAGTTCCTTAAATCAAGGGGCTATGCCGTGTGGGGAGCCTCCCTTGGAGAGAAGCTGGAAGTGCAAAGGTGGAGGGCTAAAGAGACTATGGATGCCCTTGGGCTTCCAGTAGGTAAGTGTGCCCTTGTCACTGGCATGACAGAACTCCGTGACTACATTAGCAAGAACGAGGACGTATATGTCAAGATCAGTGGCTTCAGAGGATTAGCTGAAACATTCCATGCCTACAACCTATCCAGTGCTTCACAACGCCTTAACGAGCTTGCATTGCATTTAGGAGGAGCCGCAGAAGTGTTCCCATTCATTGTGGAGCATAAGGTGGATTCAGTAGTGGAAGCCGGATACGATGGTTATTCCATTAATGGCGAGTTCCCATCCACTTGCTTAACTGGCGTGGAGATTAAGGACGCAGGGTACCTTGGGGCCGTAAGAGATTACGATAAGCTTTCCGACCCAGTTAAGGAGGTTAATGACAAGCTTGCTCCATTCTTAAAGGAGTCTGGCTATTGCCAATTCTTCTCAACTGAAATCCGAGTTACGGAAGAAGGAGTGCCTTATCTTATTGATCTCACCACTCGTTGCCCTGCCCCGCCATCAGCCCTTTACTGGGAAATGATTGAGAACGTAGGGGAGATTGTGGAGGCCGGAGCCCACGGAATACTCGTTGAGCCTGTATGGAGAGCTAAATACGGAGCATTAGCTGTTATTC